GAGGCGGTCAGCCTGCTGCCGAGTGCAACGCGTGCCCTTGACGGTGCCGTTGGCGACGATCAGGTACGAGTACTTGGTGGCGGTCTTCATTGGTCGGCTCCTGCTGGGTGCTTGGGTCGTCGGCACGTTGCCGACTCTGGTAGTCTACACTCCTATCGGCACGATTCGATCGCGGCATGAGCGATTCCGTCGCAGATTGTGCAAATCGTCAGCAGGACCCGAACGGGTCGGTAGGGTGTGGTTCGGTTAGGCCATGGCATCCCGCCAATCGGCCATAAAGTTCGCCAGACGCGTTCGCAGGGCTTGGACCCCCTCCAGCCAGGGTTCAAGCCACGGACCTGCCCTAGAGGCTTTGAGCCGTGCTAGGCAGCCGCAGCCGACCAGCCCGCGGGGCTCGCGGCCCAGATCCCAGACCAGTCGCCAGCGGATCGGCTCGGGCACGCCCAGCCAATCGGCGCCCGCCCAGCGGATTCGGCCGTCGCGGTCGGGGTGGCGGCCCATCGGGCAGGCGTTTTCATGGTGAACGAGCGACACGATCGACCGGCCTTGCACGGTGCACATGACGGCACTGCCTGCTGGCGATCGGTCGGCGAGCGGGCAGGACTGGCACATGGCCGCCCGAGTCGGCGTCATGTCTGACAGGTGATGGTTGCAGCCACAGCCCATAGTCAGAGGAACAGGAAGGCACCTTCGGTCGGCGTGACGAGGCCCGGCCCGACGGGGAATGTCGAGACGGAACCGGAACGTGCGTATCCGTCGCAGATGTTGGTCGGGCAGTCGCGTCGATCAAGGATCTGGATGGAGTAGGACCAACGCATCTCCATCGTCTCGCGGGCAATGAGTTTGTCCGGTTGGCATGGACCAGCAATCTGTCGGCCGGATCTAGTCTCGCGTTCGAGACGGTAATACGCACTTCCGGTGGTGCATGACACGCCGTATCGATAGATCAGTCGCTCGGTGGTGTACGCCTGATCGTTCACGTCGCCGATTACGCACGTCACGTCGATATCGTCGCAGACCGGGTCGCCTGCACCAATGGCGTACACGTCACATTCAGGCCGACGCCGTGCGATGCGTCCCATGCGTCGCGGAAATCCACTTGGTATGAGCCCGCCATCTGGGCCGCAGTCGTTGTTCCGGTTCTCCTGATCGTTGACGGTGTCCTCGTATTGCAGACAGTTCGTATCGGTCGGTCGCGGAGCGGCAAACGCCCATCGTCGCGTCGTGCTGGTGTCACGGGTGTAAAGCGAATAACTCTCGCAGACGTGTCGCCGGTTGTTGGGTGGCAGCACATCAGGACATGCAATGTACAGGGAGATGTCCTCTTCGTTTCGTTGCGTGCTGACACGCTCACCGAATAATTCTTGCAAGCATCCCGTGTACGGGCACCATGGATCTGGAATCGCGGCCGTATTGAGCGTCAGGTAGTTCTCTCGCTGATACCGCATCTCGTGCCGGTAGATTCGTCGTGCCCGACTGCCGTACGAGCAGCAGATGTTGGCTTTTGGCAATGCGTCGGCGACGTGAATGTCGGGGCAGTTCTTGCGGTAAATGTGCGTTAGGCAGCACTGACGCGGACACGGTCGGCACTGTGTTGGCGACGCGAAGCAGTTATTGGGTTGCAGGTCCGGCCTTGTACGGTCCACGCACTCAAGGGTCTGGGCATCCTCGATGATTGGATACCCGGCCCGGATTGCATCCTCGCGCGTGATCGTGCCCGCGGTGGTGATATCGAGTGAATAGCAGGTGTTGCTTCCCTGCTGACGTACCAGGATTGTCGGGAATGATCCGAGCGTGAGGGAGCATCGTTGAATCAGTTCGTCGCGGACGGCCTGCGTGACCACGAACCGAGGCAGGTTGTCGCAGCACTCGCGGAAGATGTACAGGCGTCCAACGTCAACACAGCAGCACGGCGCACCGAGGGCATCGGTGACGAGCCGCCGGTTCGCAGCCCGCACCCGTCCGTCGATGGCGATGATCTTGGCCATGTCCGAGCGTATCAGGTCAGGCCGTTGGCGCCGGTGTTGATCGGCTGGCGTCCGTTGGTCGCACCCGAGTAGGTCGTGATCGTGAGCAGCCGCGAGGGGATGACCGTCAGGCCGGGGGCGTCCTCGAGCAGCGTGACCGTGAGCGGCCGCTGCAGTTTTGAGAAGTCCAGCGTACCGGCGTACCCGCCGATGGCCGCGATGGTGCCGCAGTTCACGATCGTCACGTACCCGCCGTACATGCGAAGGTCGCTGATGGTCTCGCCGTACGCGTCGATCGTGACGGCACCGCCCGCGACGTTCAGGCCCTCAACGAAGCCCGTCGAGACCATGGTGGAGCCCTGCACGCCACGCTTGAGCAGGTGCTGCCCGCCGGTCACGGTCAGGGCGTGAATCTTGGTCGTGCCCGACACGCCGTCCACGGTCACGGTGCCGCCGCTGAACACCCAGCGGAACGTCGCCACGCTAGTCATGGCCGTGCCCACGTAGAGGCGGCCGCCGTTGGATTCGATCCGCTTGACGGTGCCGGTGCCGGTCAGGTAGCCCGATCCGCTGCCGCCGATCTGGTAGTAGTCGCAGACGTTGGCGGCCGCGCCAGCGCCCTGGGGCGTGTAGTAGAACGTGCCGCCCGAGGCGTAGTACCTGATGCGGGGAATCTGCGTCGAGTAGTTGATGAGCGAGGAACGCGTCTCGACCGCGAGCGAACCGTTCGCACCGCCGATGTTGCCCGACCAGCCCGACAGGATGTCAAGGTTCTGAATGCCGTTGGTGAGGCTCGGCGTCAGGTCGCCGGTCACGGTCTGCGTGCCCGACTGGATATACAACTCGGCGTCATCGACGAAGCCGGTGGTGTCGGTCCAGTTGGCGGCGGCGAATGACGTTGCACCGGCATTGAGGAAAGCAGCGGACATGATTGGGTTCCTTGGGGTTCGGTGTCAGTGTACCCGCGTGGGTCAGATGGTCGCCGCCACGCGGAATACCTCGTCGGTCTGGGCGTCGGTCAGGTTGAAGGCCACGGCCACGGCGGCCACCAGGGGATGGTCGCGGCGGATCGAGACGGAGTACATCCACAGCGTCTCGGCGTCGTCGCGTTCGCCGGGATCGGCAATACCCGCGAGCACGGCCTGCACGGTGGCGTCGAGTTGGGCATTGGTCACGCCGTGCAGCCGCCGCAGGGCCACGCGGATGGTCGCGGGCGAGGCGGCGTCTGGCACCGGGTCTGCGACAGGCACGCCCTCGGCCACCACGCCGGACTGCGTGTAGGTCCGCCGCAGCACCTCATCGGCAGGCATGTCATCGGGCAGTTCCAGGGTGCCGACCACGACGCCGGTGACCTGACAGCGAAGGTCGTGGATCATTCAAAGGTTCCCTTCAGCATGTTGTACTTGTAAATCGGGCCGCTAGCACCAGCCGCACCATTCGTACCTGCGACGCCAGTGCCGAATCCGGTTCCAGCCGTACCACCCGTTCCGCCCGCTTGGCTGATCGTGCCGCCGTTGTTCGTGAAGGTGTCGTAGATGAGCGAGATGAGGCCGCCACCGCCGCCACCACCACCACCGCCTCCGCCACGGTTGCCAGCGGTTGGCGAGCCTCCGTTGCCGCCGTTGCCGCCCAATGCTTGTATCGTTCCATTGGCGTGAAGGACGATGTTCTTGGCGTTGATCGCAACGTGACCGCCGCCACCGCCACCACCACCGCCACCACCGCCAGCGGTTCCGTCGCCACCTCCGCCACCGCCACCGCCACCACCCGAAGCCGTTGCCGCCAGGCTCGTATAGCCAAGGGCGAAGTGAATTGCAATGTTGTGGTTGGCACGAATGGAAGCAAGGCCAGCACCGGCGCGGCTTGCACCGCCAGCACCGCCTGAACCGGCACCACCAGCACCGCCGGTTCCGGTCGCATTGCTTATCCACGCCGACACGGCCGAAGGTGCCGTTGCCTGCGTTCCTGCGGCTGTGCCGCCAGCACCGCCAGCAGTACCGGCACCACTGCCATATACCGCGATGGCTGAACTGTAAGCAGTGCCCGCGGTTCCGCCCGTCGTTGTCGCGGCACCGTTGCCACCGTTGGTCCCGTTGCGTCGAATGGTTCCGGCACCACCACCACCGGCATCGCCGATGGTGAGCGTTCCGGTGCAGTTGATTCGATATGCTGCGTTGATTTGGCCGCCGCCGTTGATCGTAAGGTCGGTGTAGTTCTTGTTTTCGGTCAGCGTGACGGTCGTGGTGATCGTGGCCGCGCCGTCCGAGCCGTCGCCGTAAACCAGATTGCCTAGCGGGTTGGCAAACTCCAACGCCGTCTCGCCGCTGTTGACTCGCGTGAACTCGAACGCTTGGCCGCTGTACGACGATGGCGTATCGGTCAGGGCGAGGAACGTCGAGGCTCCAGTTGGACCCGTCGGACCCGTCGCACCCGTGGGTCCAGTCGCTCCGGCCGGGCCGGTTGCACCCGTTGGACCAGTCGCGCCCGTCGGTCCGGTCGCTCCTGCAGGACCAGTCGCGCCCGCCGGACCCGTTGCCCCGGTGTCGCCCTGCTGAGCGACCAACGCCCAATACGTCGGCGACGATGACGGAATGTTGTTCGTGCTGGACTGGATGCAGATGTACGACGAGCCGTTGTAGTACACCGTGTCATCAACGTCATAGGTGAGCAGCGACGACCACGTGCCTTGCCACACGAAGCCGGGGCCTTGCGGTCCGGTTGCTCCGGTCGGTCCCGTGGCACCAGCCGGGCCGGTCGCACCGGCGGGGCCGGTCGCGCCGGTCGGGCCAGTGGCACCAGTCGGTCCCGTGGCACCAGCAGGCCCCGTCGCACCTGTCACGCCCGGCGTGCCAGATGAAGCCTGCACCACGGTCAGGATCACCGCCGGCGTGGCCGGTCGCGTCGGGCTCGTCGCCGCCGCCATGTAGTCCAGCGTGATATCGCTGTCCGTGGCGGACATGACGATTTCGAAGTAGTCGCCCGCGGCCATGGTATAGACGAAGTTCCACGCCATCACCTCGGCGGCGTTGTTGCCCTGAATGGCGTAGTCGGTGTTGCTTCGCGGTATGTCGGTCCCGTTGTGCCGGAACCACACGCTGACATGCTCGGTGCCGCCGCTGCTGTGCCGAAGTTGGGCGCTGAACTGGAAGTTGTAGGTGCCAGCGTTGGCGACCACGACGCGGCTCAGCGGCGACCCGAGCGAGACGCCCGTGGCCTCCTCGGTCGTGTCGAGCAGGACCGCCGTGGCCGTCGCGTTGCCGATTGTCTGGTCGGCGTTGGCGGTGAAGACGCCGTAGTAGCCGCGGGTCGTAACGGCGGTCGGCACCTCGAGAACATCGCCGGTCGTGCCCGTGACGGTCAGCCGGAACTCAACGCTGCCGCTGGTGGTCGTGACTTGGAACCGGACGTAGCGGATGCCCGCCACGTAAATCGGCTCCTTGAGCCCGCCGCTGCTGTAGTCGATCGCACCCTGCGGCATGGCCGACCAGGTCTCGCCGTCGTTGGAGCCCTGCACGCTGATCGTGCCAGCGATCGAGGCGTCTAGCGGGAAATCGATCTGCGCACGAATGGTCGCGTACTCCAGCACGTCGTAGACGAGGCCGCTGTTGATGCTGGACAGCACCTGCGACGGGTTGAACGTGCCGCCCTCGGGCGTGTTGATCGGCGTGAGGATGGTCGAGACGGTGGGCATGGTCACTCCCCGGAATCAGGCGGCGGTGCCGGTGCGGACTGGGACGCACCAGCCTGAGCGTAGTTGGTGACGTTGGGGTAGGGCGTGATCGGCGGCACGCGGAACGGATCTTCGGGCGACACGATCGGCGCCGGCGGCGTCAGCGTCGGGCAGTCGGCGAACGCGGGCAGTTCTTGGAAGTGCCACCGGACGCGGTTGGCCTCGACGCTGCCGACCACAATGTCGCCGACGATGAACGCTTCGACGTCGATGGTGTCGGGCAGCCGCTTGACCGGCCGTTGTCCATCGAGGGTGAACACGCCCTCGGTATTGGGATCGTGAACGGCGATCGTGTACGAGATGGTCGATGCCCGGCCCGGCGACGTGCCTTGCACGGCGATGATCTTCCCGAGGATGAGGCGAGGGTCGGCCATTAGATGATCCGGTTCGCACCCGGCAGCAGTTGCCACCCGAGACCGTCGTTGTTGTTGCCCGCGGTGCGGTTGCCGTACTCGTACAGCGGTTGCCACTCCATGATGGGCTTATCCGTCTCGGGGTTGCCGACCTGGTACCCGACGAGGACGGTGTACTGGGGCCGCACGGGCTGACCTCCGACGCCGAGGACCGGCGTGCAATACTGAACGTCGCGGCTCTGCGGCTCGGGAAAGAACGTCGTGCCCTGGTCGTACTCCCACGTGTATGAGATGTCGTAAAAGCCCTCGTCATCGACCTGGCTGACAGTCGCCCCCTGGAACTGGTAGAGTTTGCCGTCGGGCATCACGTGCAGTTTGTCGGTCTGGTCGGCGATGACGTCAAGGTCGCGTACGTTGTCGATGCGGACGCGGACGTTGAGCGGGCGCACCACCCGCGTCTCGGCGACCTGCTTCTTGGCGATCTTCCATACCTTCTTGCTGATGGACCCGTTGAGGCCGTCGTTGATGACAAGCGACCGCACGCAGATGGGAATGTCCACCATCACCTTCCGCTGTGCCCAGCCCCAGTGATACCACGCCGGATCGTCCTTGTTGGGCTGCCGCAGGTCCACGAACCGCGAGTCGTTGGAGTACTCGCAATCGACGTTGCACGTGCCGTCATCGTTCGCCGACACGTTGTAGCGGTCGAGGCGAAGGTCGGGCAGGTCGGGGTGGCTGGTGTTCGTCAGCGGAATGCCGTCGGCCAGCAGTGCCGCCGCCGGGTTGATCGTGTCCACGACGAAACGCCGACGAGCGGTCTGCTTGCCCGCCCTGTTCTTGGTCCAGTCCCGCTGCAGGCCAAGTTCGTACGCCGTGGGCATTAGCCGACCCCCTGCACGATGATCTGGTTCATGTTCGCGGCGGCCACGGTGCCTTCCATCCGCATCTGGGCGGCGAGTTGCACCATGCTGGTGGCCTGATCCGTGGCGAACGCCCGATTGGATTCCTCGCGGATGGCCCGGTAGGCGTTGGTCCACGCTTGGCGGACCTGCTGTGCCCGTCGGACTTCGGCATCCATCTTGTCCGTGGCGTCCTTGGCGGCCTTGTCGGCGTCTTCCTTGCGTTTGCGGTAGAACTCGGCGGCGGCGGCCTGCGAGTCCTCGAACGCCTCGCGGCGACGCTCCTGCTCATCGTCGATCCGCTTGCGTCCGGCCCGGCCTTGCTCATCGAGTTCGCCCAGCAGTCGCTCCTCGTCGTACTTCTTCTGCTGGGCTTCCTTGGCCTTGCGTTCCTCTTCCTTGCGTCGGTCCTCTTCGATCTTGGCGAGCCGTGCGGCCGTGTCCTGGTTGATGGCGACGATGGCATCGGCGGTCGCCTGCTCGGCGGCCACGGCGCTTTCGCCATTGAGTTTGTTGTACGCGTCGCGGATGGCCCTGATTCGATCCTCGGCCTCGGACCGGATCTTTTCCTCTTCCGTCATCGTGGAGCGGATGGCATCCTGATTGAGTTTCGCCAAGTCGGCAAGGAACTTCTCCTCTTCGGCGGCCTGCTTGTCGCGGCGTTCCTTGGCAACGCGATTGCTGAACGCGGCAATCTGCTTGTTCAGCGTCTGCTGCCTATCGAGCAGTTCCTGCGGATCATCGCCGAAAAAGCCAAACGACAACGTCCGCTTCAGCGTGTTCCATGACCCGTAGGAATCGACCAACGCGGCGTTGATCTTCTCGATTTCCTGACCGACTTGACGCGACGCGGCCTTGGCATCCGTGCGGTCCAGTTGCAGGTTGAACTCGGCGACGTGATCGTTCGCCGTCTTGAGTTGCTCGATAACGTGCGTACTGATCGCCTCGCCGATCTTGAAGAACGTACCGGCGACGGCACCCACGGCGAAGAGTTTGCCGATGAGCCCCTGCACGACCTCGACCTGCTCGCCGTAGGTCTTCTTGATGCCCTTGAGTTTCTCGCCCAAGGGACTGAGCGTCGCCTCCTGCTTCTTGGTCGCGGCGGTCACCTTGTCGGTCGCGGTGACGGCAGAGCCACCGGCCGATTCGATCTGTGCCTTCGCGGCCTCGACCTGACCCGCCACTTTGGACGTGTCGGCCTCAAGGCCCATCGATACCTTGGCGACCTCAGTCACAGGTCACTCCTTACGCCACGGTCGGAACGTCGGCCACGCGGAGGGTGCCCGTCACGCGGACAACGTCATCGGTCTTCCATGACAGGTTCAGGCGATTCCAGAAGGCGGGGAACGTGTACGTGCGGCCCGTGGCGACCGTCAGGACGCACGTGTTGTCCGGCTTGCTGTCGGTCGCGGTGATGTTCCACGTGGGCTTGGTGATGGCGCCAGACGCCGCCGTCAGGCCGGGGAGCGTCGTGCCCGCCGTCTGCGTCAGGTTGCCGCTGCCGCTGAAGTTGTACGTGAGTTCCGAGAAATCGCCCAGGCGGACCCGCTGCACCAGTCGCGGCGTGGTAATGTCGCCCGCAAGGCTGGGGTCGCCGGTCGTTCCGGCTGCACCGTCGGCCATCATGTAGAACGTCGCCGCCGCCGCCGCACCTGTGCTTGGCATGGACGGTGCCGTGGCATCGTCGGCCTTGCAGGTGTACGTGCCCGACCACATGCCGATGCCGCCCGGCATCCAGCGACGCCACGACGTACTCGGGTCGGTCGGGCCGGTTGCCCCACCGGCGAAGTACGTGATGTCAATCTCCGGCCACGCGATGTCGATGCTCCACGCGTTGATGTACTGCACGTAGCCGCTGGCGTAGGTCACGAGGCTGGTGATGCCCAGCGGCGTCGTGGTCCGCGGCCAGATGCCCGAGAAGTCCACCGTGCCCGTCCGCAAGCCGTTGATGCGGGCGTGCATGTTGATCGCGGAGCCCGTCGCCTGCGTCACCTCGATTTCGTTGGACTCGAGGTTGATCGTGGCCAAGTCCGTGGTCATGCGGAGGGCCGTACCGAACAGATACAGCAGGTCGCCGCTCGCCGCGGTGCAGGTCAGGTTGCCGGTTTCGGAAGTGAGCGGGTATGCCATGGGTGGTTCTCAGGGGTTCGCGGCCAGTGCCGACACTCGGAAGGTCGCCGTCATCGTCGCTTGGATCGAATGCTCGTCCGTCATCGTCGCGTCGTACGTGCGGACGAAGCAGTGCGACGCCTTGGCAGTGTACCCGTTGGTCGGCAGGACCAGCAGGTGGCGGTGAAAGCCATACGTGGGGATTCGGCCAGTCCGCAGGATGGCATTCCCGTGGAGCCGGTCCATGACTGCCGTGATGCGGGCGTTGAAGTCTGCCGCCAAGGCGTAGTTTTGCACCTGGTCCCACACGGTAAACGTGGCCGTCGCGGTCCATTCGTCAGCCGTGAGCGAGTGGTCCTGCTCGAGGCGGACGCCGACCAGCAGGTACGGGTAGGTGATTGCCGCGGGCGTGCCGAACACGCTGTAGGCGCCGCTAATGATGTTCCACGCACCAGAGGCGTAGAGCCCGCCGGCGCCCGTGTCGGCCTTCACGCGGTCGAAGATGGCCTGGTAGATGCTGGACAGGATCATGTGGGTGCCCCCGGTGCAGGCTTGAAGGCCTTGCGGATGATGCTTCGGAAGCCTGCCCCGAACGCCTTGACCATGGCCATCTGGTTGTCGCGGTTGCGGGCGGCCGGTCGGAGGAACGGACGAGGCGGCATCCGCACGGAGCGAACCAGCACAAACATGATTTCGGGCCGCTTGCGACTGCGGGTGATGAGGAACTTCTTGCCGAACATGGTGGCGAACTTCAGGCCCTTGGCATCCTTCAGCGACTTGTACTTGGCCCGCAGCCGTGCCGCCCGTTCGTTGACGGGCACGGTCAGGTACTTCTTGGTCGTTGGTTTGATCGTCCCGCCCAGTTCGTGGATGCGGGCATACTTGACGTTCGTGCCGACGATCGCCCGACCGTTCTTCGCCGGCGTGGCCGTGATTGATCGACGCAGGTTGCCCGTGACCGTGCCGGGCGTCGAGCCCGCGGGCGACGGCTGATACATGCTCGTCTTGGTGAACGACTGCTTGATGAACCGCACGCACTGCGTGGCCGCCCGATCGACGCCGTGGTTGGCCGCCTCGCCGAGCAGCTGCTGCAGCCGTGGGCGGTCCAGTTGCATGATCGTCCTAGTCACGCGGAGGGTCATCAGTCCTGATCCCTCTCAAGGGTGACCACGTAGACCACGCCCTGCAGGATCAGGTCACGCGGCTGGCCCGCGACCCGGTACAGCACGCCGTTGATGATGACCTTGTCCTTGGGCGTCACGTTCCACGCGGCGCCGGCTGTCGTGACGGGTGCGCAGTACACCTCGAAGATCTTGGTCGTGGTGTCGCGGCCATAGACCAGACCGTCGGCCGCCGAGCCGGGTTGAACCGAGCACCGCACGCTGAACGACGGTTCGTCAGGTTCAAGACCGATCGGCACGCCGTCGGTGGCATTCGACCACGTCTTGGTGTAGACGCTCATCGTCTGCGTCAAGAGATGCCACGGCGTGTTCGCCACGTCACGCCCTCCCGGTGTTGTACGCCCGGATCAGTTCCGCCTTGATGGCCGTTGTCTTGGCCGGGTCCATGTTCGTGTACGAGTATCCGCCGAGGCTTTCGGACTGGATGCCCATGTTCCGTCCGCGGGCGGCATACGCCAAGTCCGTGAGCCGGTAGCAGGCCATTTTGATGTCCGCCGGGATCGTCGCGTACCCGCCGGTGTAGACGACTTGGACGTTGTCGAAGCCCTGCTCGAACCATGGCTGCACGCTAAAGGTGGCGTTGACCGTGCCGAACGCCGTGACGGGGAATCGGCCCATCTTCGGGTCGATGCGGGACAGCACGCCGCTGTCGCCGTTCACCCGGTACGTGTCGGCATCCAGCACCTCGGTATCGCCGCCCGCCGTGTAGAGCGTGACGCTGGTGATGCTGGTCACGGGCCATTCGACCAACTGAATCGTCGTCTCGTCGGTGCCGTCGTAGCGCTCGGTCCTGCTGGTCGATTCAAAGCCGTTGGTCAGGTTCCGATCGCACAGACGCCGCACCTCCATCGACACCGCGTCCACCAGGACGGTCAGCAGGGCATCCTGTGCGGTGCCGGTGATGCCCGCCCAGACCTTGTATTCGGCGATGGAGATGAGCGAGGCCATGAAGCCCGGCCCGTTGCTTTCGCCGCGGGCCGAGGGTGTGTGAGCGAGAGAAAATCAGACGGCCACGACCACGCGACCCAGCAGCGAGGTCGAGTTGCCGAGGTTCTGGGCAGCCGACCGCTCGACTTCCGTCGTGCCGGTCACACCCTTGGCGCCGTGGAGGCCGATCCAGATCACGCCGTAGAGCGTCGCACCCGCGCCAGCCGTGCAGCGGACGCGGAGGTAGCGACGCAGCGATCCGCCGGTGCGGAAGTGGAACAGCCACTGCTTGTTGTCACCAGCGGCCGCCGTGGGCAGGGCCGTCGAAGTGAACTCGGCACCGGTGACCTTGGCCCAAGTGCTGTTGTCGTCGCTGTGCTGGACCTCGAGCAGGGTCGTGTCGGCCGCGACGTTGCCGAAGGTCACGATGGCCGCCGCTTCGCCCAGACCGCCGAGGACGGTCGTGTCGAAGGCGGCACCGGTGTTGGTCGTGCCGTTGATATCGAGCGGGCCACCCGTCGAGGTGCCGCCAGCGATGTACGCGTTGAGGAGAACGTTCATGAGTCAGGTTCCTTTCGTTGTGGCGTCTATCAGGCGCCGAGGATGCAGACGATGGGGCCGTAGGTCGATCCGCGGCCGTCGCCGTGAATGTCCACGCAGAAGCGGCTGGTGCCGCGGACGGCGAGGCTGTCGGCGTTGAAGTAGAACTGATCGGAGGTCTGAATCTCCAACTGGCGACGATCGCCCAGCATCGTGCCGCCGGTGAAGTCGCCGAAGTAGCACGACCTGACGTTGCTGCCGGTGGCCTTGGGCATCACCTGCGAGAAGAACACGGGGTAGCCGAGGAAGGTCGCGTCGCCGCCGAGGCCGCCCATGGTCAGTTCCTTGAACTGGTTGGCGGTCTTGTCGACCTTGAGCATGACCTGCGCGAAGAACTGGCGGCTGCAGACGAACGCCAGCCTGGCCGGGTTCACGTTCTCGACGCGGCCCATGGCCGTGGTGAAGTCGCTGACGGCCAGCGTTCCCCACGACACGCCGGTCAGGTACGCGCTGGCGGGCAGGGCGGCGGTCAGGCCGACCTGATTGGCGTAGGTCGAGGTGCCGTCACCGAGGAAGTAGGCGTTGTCCTCGGCGATCGCCTGCGACTCGGCGATGCTGCGGGCCACATCGTCCGCGATGTTGATGGCCGAGTCGGCCATGAGTTCGCGGCTGATCTGGTACAGCACGCCGTACTTCTTGGCGGTCAGCGTGACGTTGTTGTACGAGTTGTCGAGGCCGGTGATCGTGCCCGCCTCGGCGATCGGCACCATCGACGCGAGGCCCGTCTTGCGGGGCACCGTCATCACGTCGCGGGACATGGGCACCACGTTCGCCACCTTGCGGGCGATGCCGTACTGCTCGGTCAGCCAGACGAGGTTGGGGAGGAACTCGATGGGGACGAGCGCGCCACCCAACTGGTTGTTGAACTCGACCTGCGTCTTGCGGCAGATCTCGATATCGGCCCGCTTCTGAGAGCCGTAGTCGTACGTGCCGAGGAGGGCGAGGCGGGCCCACGAACCGAAGGCCTCGGCCTGATCGGCGTCGTGGAACACGGCCCGGCCGGACTTAATCTTGGCCTGGTACGCCTTCTTGACGTTGTTGCCAATGCTGAACCGCTGCGGCGTGCCGCCGCTGACGGGCTCGTCGTTGTCGGCGATGGCCGCGTGCGGGGCCTTGCTGCCCTTGACGCCGGTCACATCGTCGGCGACCTTGACCGCCGAGAACGTGGACCACACGGTGTCGACGTCGATGGCGGCGCCGTCGGCGTCGGTGAACTTGATGCCCTCGGCGTCCAACTTGGCGATGTACGCCTTCGCGGAGTCGATGGTGACTTCGCCGGTCAGGCCGTTGGCCTTGAGCGAGTCGATGAGAGTCTTGCGAGTGAGCATGAGAACCTTTCGCGGCTTGGCCGCGGGAATGGGGCTCTCTGCTCGGACTCGGCACGGCACGCGGCGCGAAACGCTCGGGCCGGCGTGCGATACCTGCCGTGTGCAGGTGTATTCGGTTGAACCCGCCAGTGTGCCGTCGCATCGCTGGCAGGGAGAAGGAGGGAATGCGTCGTCAGTGTACCCGCGTCACCGCAGGACGATCGTCCGCTTCGCCCGCACCCCGAAGTCGGCCATCACGCGGTCGGGCACCTTGGCCTCCAGCAGGGCCTTCCGGCTCTTGTCGGCGGCCGCCATGTCGAGCCCGCCGCCCGACACCATGCGGCACGTGACGTTCATGGGCAGGGCCGTGTAGGACACCTCCAGCACCTTGCACCGGCGGACGATCGATTCGATGCCGGGGTACGCGACCATCTCGGCGGCCGTCGGCGGGCCCCACTCGAGGGCTTCGAACCCGATCGACATGGCCAGCGTGCCCGCCTTGGCCAACGCGACGCACGCACGCACGTACGGGTTGGTCATGTCGTCGTGGAACACGCCGTGGCACAGCCAGCCCGACGGCGTGAGCGACATGCTGCGAACCGTTGCGACGGCCGAACACACGTCGTAGTTGTGATCGACGAACAGGTTGCGGTTCACGCCCAGGTACGTCTGCATGTCGCAGCCGCTGGGTAGGACCACCTCCCGCTCCAAGTCGACCGCCGCCGTCGAGGCGTAGCAGATGACCTCCAGCGGCTGACCCGCCGCCTGCTTGACCTTGGCCTTGGCGTGGTACGTCTGCTTGCCCGCCATCACGCCGATGGGGCTGTCGGCCTTGGTCAGGACGCCGGTAGCCACGGCGCGGCGGCGAATGGCCTGAACGATCTGGGTTGCACGGTCACTCGTCATCGACGTACTCCACGCCGGGCAGCAGGTCGCACCGGCAGTTTGGGTGTGCGGGCGGTGCCTGCCACGAGCCGTTGCCCGTGGAGAACGCTTCGCCGATCGGAATGTCATTGGGGTAGGCGTCGCCGATGCCCTCGCAGATGGGGCACGGGCCGCCCGCCACCGTCCACGCCTTGGTGGCGACGCCCTGCTGTTCCCATGCCTGGCGGTTGCCCTCGCAGTAGGCCATGGCCGTCTCGGTGCGGGCGATGCGCACCGCTTGCCATTCGGTCAGGTCCGGTGCGGCTTCCTTGATCGCGTCACGCAGACTGGCGATGCTGGTGCCTGCGGCCAGTTGCTTCTCGATGGCGACGGCGACATGTCCCTTGAGCGTTTCGGGGATGATCTTGGCCAACTCGAGGCCACGGTTGCGGACGTACGACATGGCCGTCTCGCTGGCGACGTTGAACGCACCGTCCTCGGGGTCCATGCCGATCTTGGCGAGGCCGTCCATGGCGCCGACCTTGAGCATGTCGGCCACGAACCGATCGGCGATCTTGTTGAGGTCCTCGATGGCGGCGTTGTCGGGCATCTGGACGATGCCGGTATCGTCGATCATGCTGGGCACGGCCGCCGTGTACCAGCCGGTCAGGGCCGACAGGAATCGGCGGAAGAGCGTGCTGCCGACGGTGGGCACGCCGGTCGATTCGTCCCACAGCGTCGCCGCCTTGTACCGCTTGGGCACCTTCATCCGCGGCCGGTCGCAGGGCTTGGTCTCAATGTCGCATGGCTTGGTGTCGACCATCTTCCGCCCGCAGTTGCACTCGCCGGTCGTGCATGCCGTCGTGCAGATCGGGCCAACGGACTTGACCTCGGGCACCTCGTCTTCGTCTTCGTCCTCCACGTCTACCGACGCCTCGCCCACGTCCTCGCTGGGCATGTCCTCGGCCTTCGCCGGGGTGCCGCCGAAGATGCCCATCGGGGCCGGCGCCTCGGTCTGGCGGTACCGCATGAGGTTCGCCTCGTCGGGCAAAGCCTCCAGGTCCATGACCGCCCGGTACTCGTTGGGGCTGATGATGCCTTGCAGTTCGGCCGCCCGCAGTTCCGCCGCGAGGGCGATCTGGTCATCCTGCGTCGGGTCGTCGAACACGAACCACATCTCGCCGGGATCGACGCCGTAGTGCGGCAGCAGCAGTTCGGTCAGTTCGCCTGCGAGCGTGGCCAGCCGCGGGGCGATGGTGTACCGCATGTACTGGGCGTTGGCCACCGTCGCCGAGGCGAGGTTCGCGGAGTTCAGCCGATAGATGGGCTCGGGAATGCCCGCCGCGTCGTAGATGCGTTTCTCGGTCGTGGTGATGCCCTCGACGTACTGCATCTCGTGGGGCTTGGTGCCGTACTGGATCAACTCGGTGTCACGCAGCAGCAGGATGCTGCCCGCCTTGCCCACGCCCCTGGTACTCTGGTTCAGGTGGGCGTTGATCTGCCGCATCTGTGCATCGGTGGTAGTCGGAGCCGCCTTGAACACCATGCCGGGCATGCCGCCGTTGAGCCACCGCTGGGCTTCCGCCTGCAGGGCGGCCGCCTCCATGTCCGTCTCGGCCATCACGCTGAACAACCACGACATGCCGCCCGCCGGGTGGACCGGCGATCCATGCTGCCGCAGGTAGACCACATCCTCGGCGGGAATCCGCATCGGGTCCGAGCGGTTCCGCCCGTAGTAGTACCCGGCGATGAAGCCCGTGTCGGACAGCATCGGCCACGCGAACTGGCTGGGCAAGATGTACGCCGACACTGGCACGCCGTTGACCTTCTCGCCCACGTACAGGTACGCGCGGCCCGCGACCTCCTTGAACCAGAACAGCATGTGCATCCACATCGAGCCCGTGTAGATCGGGTCGGGATTCTGCAACAAATCCAGCACCGGGTGGTCAAGCACTTCCTCGACCTCGTCGCCCGCCCGGTTCGCGTACGTGGCGGCCTTGCCGATCAGGCTCTTGACCTTGCCGCGGTTGGTCGCGTGCTTGACGATCCGCTTGTCAACGACCTTTCGCCCGGCCTTGGCGATGCCCGTGCCGGTCTTGCGGAACAGCCGCAGCGTCTGCCCGGCCAGCACCGTCGCATTGATCGTGGCCGCCCGGTACGCCGTGCCCGTGATGCCACGCGTGACCAGTTCGTAGTCGCGGCCTGTGTTCTGGTTGTTGTAACTGGTCGAGGACTCGCCGGGGATGAGCGATGCCGACACCCACGCGCCGGGAATCTCGCGCGTGTCGGGTTCGATCGCCTTCTTGGTGGTTCGCTTTGCCATGGTGGTCATGCCCATCCGCGTGATTCGGTCGCCTCGTCCAGTGTACCCGCGTTGTCGACCCGTCCGACCCACGCGCCCATCGACGCCTTCGGGCCGTCGAAGTACATGCAGGCGTACCGCAGTGCGTCGAGGCCGTCATCGTTGGCCTTGATCGGCTCCTCTTTGGCCGCCTTGCCGTCCTGCCCCGGCGGGTAGCAGTAGGCGTCGAACTCGGCGAGCGTGCTTGTCGGTCGCTTGGCGTTGTACAGGTCGGCGTCGGTATCGACCGTGCAGCCGTCGAGGAGGTACAGCCGGGGCCGCCCATCGCCTTGCACCAGGAGCCGCCCATGCACGGAATCGCGGCCCGTCCGGTGGTCCTTGTTCGCGGCGATGGTCTGGATGCCCGCCGACGCCAGCGTGGCGCGGTCCTCAGCGTCGTGGTCGGTCACGGTTGCCACGTAGGTCTCGCTGGCGGACAGGGCGACGATCTGCCTGGCGTGGTCGGCGACCGTCCGCTTCGACCGGTACACCTCGCGGTACAGGTACATGCGGCCGTCGCCGTCGATCGCCCACCACTGGCAGACGAACGGATGGACGTAGCCGAAGTCGATGGACCGGATCTTCGGCCACGCCTCCCAGCCGGGCGGCATGGACTTGACCACGTGAATGGTCGGGTCGAACTCCGGGTAGACCAGCCCCTCGGCAGCCGCCCAACGCCCGTCGAGCAGCCGGGCCCGGCGATGGCCGCTGAGCGACTGCAGCGTGGCGATGTACTTCTGCCCGGCCTGCGTCCAGTCGCCGCGGGCCTCGTCCCAGAGCATGGGGTTGTCCTTGTGCCGCGACTCAAACACGGCCATCTGCCCGCGGTCGGCCCGTCGCTTGAGCCAGTGGGTCGGGGCGGCGGGGTTGCAGTCCGCGATAATCTGGTGGTACGGGCCCTTGCCGTTGCGGAGGCGCGTGGTCAGTTTCTCCCAGTCATCCTCGGACAGTTCCGTCGCCTCGAACGCCGCGATCAGGTCGTACTCCGTGGACATGATGCGGTCGGGGTTGTCGAGCCCGCCCACGACCAGCGTCGAGCCATTGTCGTAGTCGTACGCCGACCTGGTGCGTCGTGCTTGGTTGGTCAGCGTGCAGCCAGCCTGCACCACCTTGCTCTCGAACGTGACCAGTACCGACTCGGTCATCGAGGCCCGCGTCTTGCGGACGATCAGGCCCCGCGTCTTGGGGTACTTCAGCAGGTACAGATGCACCTTCTCGAGGATCGCGCGGGTCTTGCCCGTGCCCGCCGGACCCGGCACCAGTACCTCGGGCGACCTGCTCTTCCACACGGCCAAGGCCGCGCCGAACGGTTCGTAGTCCATCACACCTCGTCGATGGGGGCCCGCTTGCCGTACATCTGGACCGCCTGCGTCGGCTTGCCAGCGTCGATCCGGGCGTTCTTCTCGGCCTCGATCTCAGCCGTCAGGTTGTCGCCGTCCATGGTGCGGAGAACGCTGGCGGCCTTGATGGCGTCGCTGTCATCGGGGCTTGCCGTGGCGATGTCGACCAGCCGATCGACGATCTTGGGCCGCATGTGGTCGGGGATCGGCCACCGGTTCTTCAACGCACGGGCGACCAGCCGGGCGTCCTCATGGGCGTGGTGCGGGTCGGCGAGCAGACCGGAGTCCGCCGGCTCAGGCTCGGTCGATGCGGGCACGATGGCCCTTGATCCCACAATCGTCGGCTCGACTGTCATGGCCAAACTGTATCACCGGACGCCGCTACGGTCGGCACGGTCGAGGCGTTCGACCATCTTGGCCATGGCCTCGGCGTGTGCCCGTTGGGCCTCGGCCGTGCGGGCGACCGCGTCGGACAGGTCCTTGATCGCCAAGAGCGTTTCGGCGGTCTTGGCCGTGATTTCCGTTTGCGACTTCATGAACGGGTTGACCACCTGCGTCCATGCCACGCCGCACCCGATCAGCACGATGACCACGGTCACCAGCACGATGGACTCGCGGGCCATGCCGTGCATGACCTTGGCGGCGGCGGCGGCGTTGGTCGTTGCGGATTCGCTGCTCATGCGTTGGTCGCCTTGCTCTTGCGGCCGAGGGCCTTCTGCACCTGGTCGACCACTCGCCGCGTGTAGGTGCCTTGCACGCTGTTGGCGATGCTCTTGAATCCGTCCCAGTCGGCGATGGTCGCCTTGGCGGCCTCGACGGTCGTGACCAGTTGCGTGGCGGCGTACCGCTCCTTGACGAGTTTCCATGCGATGGTGACGGCCGCGATGCTGACGGCGGTGATGGCGATGGCCGCCCGGTAGGCGAGCAGCCACTGCCCGGCGACGCACGCGGCGAACACGCCAAGGCCGACCGCGGCGGCGTTCCACGACCGCAGCCAGATGCCGCCCACGACCGCGAGCCCGAGCCCGGCGACCGCTCCGAACGTCAGCAGCCGGTTCAACAGGCCCGACTGCTCGCTTTCCAACTCGGCAATCTTGGCCTCGGCCTTGGCCAACTTGGCCTCGGTCTCTTTGGCTTGCACGGTGGCCGTGGCGAGCGTGGCGCCGGTGGTCTCCAGCGACCCGGCCACGACGTTGAGCCGCTCCACCCCGGCGGCGATGGTGTCGGTGTCGGACTTCAGAGCGGGGGCCGCGGCCTCGATTCGTGTGTTTGCAGCGGCGATCGTTCCCGCGGCCCCCTTGACCTCCGTCGCGGCGTCCTTGGTCGCCTGCGTTGCGGCCGGGAGCGATCCACCCACCGCTCCCGCCTTGGTCTTGCACTTGCACCCAGCCAAAGCCAACGCCGCCGCGATGGCGACGGCGATGGCGACTGCCTTGGTTCTGCCCGTGGTCATGGGGTCAGTGTACCGGCTTTGCACGCCGGAGTCGGGTCGCGTCAACCCGCAGCGTCTGCCCGTCGTCAAGCAGGACGGTGGCGACCAGCACGGACGGCTCTGGATGCCATGGGACGCACGCGACGATGGTGCCCCTCCTGACGTACTTCCTGCCGCCCACGGTCTTCCAGACGGCTTCCACGGGCTGCCCGATGGGCATGGCCTTGACCCGTGCCTTGGCCCTCGCCTCGGACTTGCGGCGTTCGACCTGGTGCGTCTTGTCGGTGGTGACGGTGCGGCAGGCGTCAAGCGACGGGACCCACGCCGATTCCGGGGAATGGGCGCGGATCTTGGGCACGGGTCACGTGCCTCCCAAGCGGTCGATCCGCGTGTCCAGTTCGGCAAACAGCCATGCCGCGTCGTTGTAGTTGCGGACCACCCGGTAGACGCCGCCCGCCGCTTCCCACCGTTGCTGCCACTCCCGCTGCGTAACGGTCTGGCGGCCTGTGTCGGTCTTCACCTCAAGGGCCACAGGTATTCCACGGTACACGCCGATCAGGTCGGCCGTGCCGGCCTCGGCTCCGCGGATAATGCGGCCCTCGGTCGCAAACGTGCCGGACTGCACGCGGACGAACGACGCATGGTCGCCCATCTGCGTGATGGCGAGCCGCACCTCCTTCGTCACGTTGTTTTCGGCTCGGCCCATGCGTCAGTGTACGTGCTGCTTACCGGCCGCCCGTCGGCTCGAGGTCGTGAAGCGCCCACGCGTCATCGGTCGCACGCATCGCACGCTCGCGGGCCTCGAGCAGGCGGGTATCGGGCATGGTGTCGTGCCTGGCGTGCCATGCGTTCCGCCAAGCCTTGACCTCGGCTTGCAGGACCTCGATTCGGTGCAGCAGCACGGCTTCGCGTTCGAGGAGTCGGGCGACAAGTTCGGTCATTTGTCCTCCAAGACGCCGCTGGCGTCGGTGGTTGCCATCGCCTCGTCGATCGCCTGCTTCCGCTCGGGCGTGCTGGCCTTGTCCGAGGTGCATCCGTCACGCCACGCCAGAACCTCCGAACGCAGGATGGCGACCTCGCGGTAGAGGTCGTTCATGGTTTCCAGCACCCGCGACACCTTCGCCACGGCGTGATTCGCCACGTCGACGGCCGTGTCACGTTGCTGGCGGGCACGGACCAGTTCCTCGTCGTCGAAGAGCGTGCTCACTTGCGATCCCCCATGGCTCCGGTTTCGTTGGTCATCTGCCGCAGGGTGGTCAGTTGAGTGCCGTACCACTGGCCATCGTCGATGCTGTCAAGCATACTGCACAAGCGGTAGCGATCCGACACATCACGCCATCGGTCAATCTCCCGCCGCATGGCCTCCATCTGCCGCTTCATGGTCTCGATGTCTTCACTCATGCGTCTTCTCCTTTCGATTGACCAGACCACGCAATCAGATGAACGCTGTACGCGCGGAGGCGGGCTCCGGCAGCCTCCATATCGGAGATGGTGTACTCGTGACCACGCGGTGGAGTGTCAAACTCGATTGCCCACACGCTTCGCGCAAGGGCGGCAAGGTGCAAAGGCACGTTGCCGTACACGTCCATGCCGCAAACGTCTTCGGGGCCAGCCTGCGAAATCACCGGCACCTTCTCCGCGTCAATGCCCCAACCTGCAAGATGCCGCTTGACGAACTCAATCGCCGCCGCATGACGGCTGACGATTACGATTTCCTTTGGGTCGAACACTTTACTTGCCCCTCCTCATCGCGTTCTTCACCTTCGCCCAGTACGCCGCGAGGTTCCTCGCGTACCGCGTGCCGGGCTTGGCCTTCATCGCTCCGGGTCCGCCGTTGTGAATCTTGGCGAGTTGCTCGGGCGTCGCGTTCTTGGGTGCGTACCTGGTCATGTACGCACGGATCACCCGCTCGGCGTACTCGCGGTCCACGCAGTCCTCGTAGGTGCCGCCGATGGTCGAGTCCTGCTTCATGGCGTCCTGCCAGTACCCACGGTGAATCTGGTACGGGCCGATGGCCTTGCCGCCGTCGCCGACCAGGTGCGGGTTCCCCCCGCTCTCGACCTGCCGCACCGCCGCGAGCCACAACTCGGTCACGCCCGGATGGGCCAACGCCGGCGCCGTGATCGCCGCCAGCACCATGACCAACACGCTCGTCCTCATCGCTTGCTCCTTTGTGCCGCCTTGGTCCGCATGCCCTGCTTCGGCCCACGCGGGCCGGATTCCAGCAGCGACAACACGGCCTCGGCCGACCGCTCACGCATGTACACAGTTCGCTCGCCGTCGAGGTACCGATACAGCACCGCACGAGATATCGTCGGAACGGCCCGCGAGACTTGAGCCTTGGACAGGGAAGAGGCTTCCCACGCGGCCACGATCAGGCTCTGCATCACACGGTCAGGGGATGTTGAACAGATACGCATGCGGGATTCTAGGTTACTGGTTGGCTTCCTGCGAACGCAGCCCGGCCTTGACCTTTGCAACCACCTGCTTTTCCTCTGCCGTCGGCTTGTTCCCACGCACCTGCTTCTCCAGCCGCTCGGTCGCCTTTAGGGCGTCATCCATCGCCCGGTACACCTCGGCAATTTGGAACAGCACGTGATGGTCCTTGCCGCGGGCGGTGAGCATGGCGGACAACTTGAGCGCCTCGCTGGTCATGGCGGACATGGCGACGGCGACGCGACTGGCGGCTTGATCGTCCCAGATGGGGGCGACGAGTCTGGGGAGTTCTTCATCGGTCATGAGTTGGCCTCCATGTCATGCCGTCTTCCTTTTCCACATCGACCGCAGACCACGACGGATGTTTGCCGGGAGTCGCTTCCACTCCTCGCGTCCGTCCGGCGTGTCGCGGTACCAGTCGCGCCACTCGGTGATGAACTTGTGATGCTCGCTCGGGCTCGCGTTTGCGGCCTTGGCCTGCGCCGCGTTCCGCTCGATGATCTTTCGGTTCACGGCCGCCCGGATGGCCGCAACGATGCCGGGCGCGCTGGGCCATTCGAACTTCGCGGCGTGGTCTTTGACGATGGCCTTCCCGTCATCGACCTGAAGCACCTCGACGGTGAATAGGTCGCCGAACATCTCGAGCACTTCCTCCGTCGCGTTCCATCCGGGATAGAGCGCGACCAGGTATGCCACAATGATTGCTGCGTCGCCCTTGGTCATTGGCCCCTCACTTTCCGCATGTACGACTCGAGCGCGGCCTGCGCCTTGGGCACGACGGCCCCGGGCGTCGGTCCGGATGCCGCCTGCCTGCGCGGCTCAAGGCGAACAAATCCACCGGCGGCACACCGCTGCATATCGGCAATCACCTCGGCATCCGTGAAGCCCTCGCATGGCGTGACCAGGGCGGCCGCCCCGGCCTTGGTGATCGGCTTTCCGCACTGCTCGCGGGATTCGTAGAACGCCGTCGCGGCGGCGATGAACTCCGGAGACGCTCGGCCCCGGCCGTGCCAGATCGCAAGCCAACCGTCAAGGGTGATGCCCCTCCCCCTGCCGTTGTGATTGGCAAACTCAGACACCTGCGGCGTGCGCACCGCCTCGGCCTCGGCATCGGAGTCGACATCGGCATCGGAGTCGGAATCGGAGGGATTGGATTCCCCCGGATTATTCCGGATTCCCCCGGATTCCCCAGGATTCCCAACACCCGGTTTTGCTTGGTGCAACCCGGTGTGCTTGGGTTCACCCGGATTCACCCGGATTCCCCCGGATTCCCCAGAGCCCACACGGCCCTTTTTGGTCGGCAACGGCACTCTTTGGATCCTCCGACCGTTCCGATTGGCTGGTTGACGGTCGATGAAGCCCGGAATGTTGATGTACTGGTCGCTGCCGACGCGGTAGAACCGCACCAAACTGGCCGCCACCAACTCATCGGTGAGTTCTTGGGCCTGCTCGGGCGTCACTTTGCGCTTGCGACCGGCGTTCGACACCAGCCATTCCATGTCGCCGTCGAGGTTGCCGTGATCGTCGGCAAGCACTAACAGCCGCCAAAACCACGCCTCGGCGGCCCATGACAGGGCCCTGAACTTGTCGTTCTTGATGAACGACGGATAGATGCGTCGGTAGACGCCTTCGGTCATGTCAAGGTTTGACACGATGGGAACTCCCACGGACACCCCGACCCCGAACCGTGGCTTCTCCCGTGGCGCATGCAGGACGCCATTGGCACGGTCGGGGGTCGGAATGTCGATGAGCAGTCTGCATGGAGAATGTCGGGAGAAGCACCCCACTATACCCGCCACTCGGGCGGCAGTTCCAACCGGTAAGCAACGCTTACCAGTTGCCTCACGCCGGCGCTTGGTCTCGGTCGGTCTCGGCTCGTCGCCAGCCAACGGGCTCGTCTTGGACCCAGTTGCCATCGGGAACGCGGGCCGACCAGTCGATGCGTCGGCCGACCTGCTCGACGGCGTGCTTGGCGTCGAGGTAGCCCATCTTGGCCCGCTTGCCAGCCGGGCACGGCTTGCCGTCTCGGTAGGCCCGCCAGCCCACGGTGTACTCCCGCTCCTGGTCCTGCACCTGCTTGACGGCCAGTTCGTCGCTATCGGTCATTGGTTCTCCCCTGCGGCATCGCCGCGGTCTGGACCCCTAGTCGCCGGGGGTCGGTCGGCCAAGCCCGCAGACGGGCTCTAATGGGCGGGAACGGCCTTTCGACCGTTCTGCCCAGCACTACCGCGATCGCCACGCGTGCCGTGTGGAGGAGCCGGATCGGAGGGGACCCCGATCGACTGTCGCTGGACCCGTTATTGCCGCCCGTGTAAGCGTGCGCCACCTGGTCCTATGGGCGCGTCCGAGTGTCGGATTGAAACCGGCTCCGCGACGTTCACGCCGCGGGCCAGTACACCACCGCAGGAGTCAGTCGAGCGCCGGCCTTGCCTCGGTGCGGAGCATCTGCACGGCATCGTCGGCGGTCATCGTCACGGACTGGGTCTCGACCTGCTCGTACTCGTCGCCGATGACGAGGCCGTTCAGGGCGTCGGCAAACTGGTCGCGGATGGCCCAAGAGCGGGCCCGCGTGAACAGCATGCGGTCGGTCCACGACGACCAGACGTTGCCGCCCAGCCCGGCCCGCTTCGCGTCCGCCTGGCTGAACGTGTGCGTCACATCGGGGCATCCGCGTCGGCAGATGGTCACGGTCGCGGCCCGGTCGCCCTTGGACAGGTCGCCGGAGTAGGCGTGCCGCATGCCCTGCCAGTCGCGGTGCTTCATGGCGAGCGAGACGGGCAGGTCGCCCCACATGGTCAGGTTGCCGCGGATGATCGTGATGCCACGCAGGGCCGCCCGCGACGATACCCCGAGGCGACGGCCCTCCTCCAGCACGACGCACACCCGGCACAACGCCTCGACGGGCGAACAGCCCTTGATGAGCGATTCGGGCACGGAGCCCGACGCCAGGTACATGCGGGCAAGGGTCTTGAGCCCTTCGCTGTCATCGGCGACCAGCCCGGCATCGGTCATGCGGATCAGGGACTTGGCGGGCACCTCGCTCCTCGGAGCCAACGCGGTCGGCTCGGGAACGTTTGGGCGTGCAGACGCCATGATGCTGTCAATGTCATCGGACATGCTGATTCTCCTGTGGTCAGAACGGGGTGTCATCGCCGACGTTGGCGAACGACGTGGGGCCGACGCTGCATGACCACTCGGGCAGCGTCAGGGGTTCGATGGTATCGCCGGTGTGATGCCGACTGGCACCGGCGGCGACGTACGCCTTGTAACGGGTGACGATGTCCTCGTTGATCGTCGTGGCCGCCTCCAGTTGATCCGGCACGAGTTGGTAGACGCCGACCGAATACGGTGCGGCCGACTCGACGGCGACGAACACGAACGGCACGCGGACTCCATGCACGCGTTCGAGCATGGCGACGTACCAGGCGGCTTGCTGGTGGTACCCGTACTTCGCGGCCGAGCGGGCGAATCCCGATGGCGACGCGTCCACGGTGGACTTCCAGTCGACGATCATGAGCGGCACGGGCTTATCGCTCTTGCCGTCATCGCCCATGCACACCTTGTCCAGCCGGGCCTTGCGGCCGTCGGCAATCAGTTGCACCTCGGACTCGCCGGGCGTGCGGGCCAGCAGAGCCCCGACCGGGTGCGAGAGGATCGACCTCCGCATCTCGTCAACGGTGACCACGGCGTTGGCCTCGGTGGCGGATTCCAGCACCTTGGCGTCCTTGGGCAGGGTGTCAATCCAAGCGGCGTAGGCGGCCTTGCCGTCCTTGGTGCGGCGGTCGATGCCCTCAGGCCGCACGGCGTACCCGCGGGCCCAGCCGTCGCCGTGCTGCATCGCCTCGTGCAGCAGCGTGCCGATGGCGAGAGCGGGGCTCAACTCGGTCGGCGCCGTGCCAGTGACCACGGCGTGCATCTTGGGCATGGAGGTCCGCCCCTGCCGCAAGGCCGAGTAGTTGATGGCGTGGATGGACTGGTAGTTAGACATGCTTGAACAGTCCCCCAGTGTTCATCATGTGAGCGGGCGCGATTTCAGACAGGATGCGTTCGATGCGAGCGACACGCTTGGACAACTCGACCATCGCGGCATCGTCCTTGGCGTTCGCCGTCGATCGTCCGTGGTATCCCTCGATTTGCAGAGCCTCCATGGTGTGACGCACGCTCGCTTCGGTCACCTCAAACCCGACATGATCGCTGATCGCCTTGACGAACGATGCCGGGTATTGGCTTGACACGATGTTCGGATTCGCCTTCAACCACTCGCCGATCGCCACGTATCCGGCAAGTGTCGGACGCGGGATCCTCAGTCCTTTCATTCCCATTGCGTTCTCCTGTCTATGCCGGTGGCCACTGTCCGGCGGTGTGTTGGCCAAAGCCCGCCTGCGGCCTTCAGACCGCAGACGGACGAGCGGGAGGAATGACTTACGGGTGGTCGAGCAAGCGGGCCTCGATCTTGGCCCTTGCCGACGCGATGAACTGGTCGCGGGTGAACAGCACCTTGCCGGTGGTGTACTCGCGGTACTCGCCGTCAATGTAATCGTCTCCGTTGCCGTCCGCGACTTTGGCGATCGACGCGTCAACGTCGTGCAGTTCCAGGTCCTCGACGATGGCCTCGGACGGATCGTCGCCGCCCTCGCCGATGTAGACGTTGACGTAGGCGGTGGCCTTGACGGCAAACTCGTAATCGCTGACGGTCACGTAAAAGGTCTTCATGGTTCGGCTCCTGATGCACCGCCGGGCCTCGGTGCGGGTGTGTTCCCGGTGCAGGAGTTTACGCTCCCGTGGGTCGCTCGTCCACCGGATTTGCGGTGTCCATGAGGCCCGAGTTGATGGCGTCCTTCGCCCACCGCAGCAGCGTGTCCGAGGTTCCGGTCAGGTAGTCCTTGACGGCTTGGTTGTCGGTGTTTGCGGCGGTAGCGACGAGCAGGCGATGTGCCTGGTGCATTCCCTCGACGTAGCCGCAGACCTTCCACTGCTTCTTGCCGTAGTCGTACCCGTCCCGCCACGCGTCGGCGCTTGCCTGCGGCGTCTCGGCGATGTCCTTGAGCAGTCGCCGGTCGCCCGGCTGTTCGATTCCGTCCAGCATGTTCGACTCCTTGCTGCCAGCGGCGACATGCCGCAGGCAAAACCGCCGTGCCGAGCGACAAGCCCGGCAGGCAGTGAACCGCCATTCCCAACGGTCAGCGTCGCAAGTGGGTTTCGGCCACGATCTTGATGCCGTCGGCGAGGCACGAGTAGCCGTCACGCTTGACGGTGTCGGCCAACTTCTGGACAGCGTCGTTCAGCCGAAGTTCGGCCGCGTCCTCGGGCTCGGGCTTTCCGAAGGTGGCGTCCTCCTCCTCGATGGCGATGGTGTCGAGGTCGCATGCCAGGTCCCGCATCTCATGCCGCCACGCCTTGACGGCCTGCAACATGACCCGGCCGCGGCGGTCCTTGTCGACGGCCCCGATGCCCGCGACGGTGAGGGTGATCTGGTCGGCGATGACCTTGAGGCGGGTGGCGATGATGTTGGTGTCGGCGTTGTCCATGGTGTTCTCCTTGGTGTTCAATCAGCGAGTGATGTTCCAATACCCAATCGCGTCGCTGCACGCGGTCTGGTATGCGGCGGTGTTCTTGACCTTGCCGCTGCCGCTGAACAGGCGAGGCGTCGGATAAACGATCGCATCGACGTAGCAGGCGGCGAGGCGGTCAGCCTGCTGCCGAGTGCAACGCGTGCCCTTGACGGTGCCGTTGGCGACGATCAGGTACGAGTACTTGCTGGCGGTCTTCATTGGTCTGGCTCCTGCTGGGTGCTTGGGTCGTCGGCACGTTGCCGACTCTGGGAGTCTACACTCCTATCGGCACGATCCGATCGCACCATGAGCGATTCCGTCGCAGATTGTGCAGATCGTCAGCAGGACCCGAACGGGTCGGTAGGGTGTGGTTCGGTTAGGCCATGGCATCCCGCCAATCGGCCATAAAGT